CGGCAGTTACTTTTGCAGAAAGAGACATTAGTTAGCCCTCCACCAACCAGAACCTTGTCCTTGTGACCCTCTACGGATCAAAGGTCTAAGGGGTTTCATAACGAAGGAAGGTGTAATAGAAATTCTAGTTACATCATTATTAGAATCAGATAAACTAATATTACCGATACTAATACTCTCGTATGTCTGGGTTGTTTGAGCTAGTAAGTCTTCATTATTTAACAAATGTAAGGCTTGTTCATAAACAGCAATTTTAACTAAATCAGGAATTTCTGAATTAGTGAAGGTAACATCAAACCCCATACGAGGATCATAGTACATTGCATTTTTACGAGGCCAAGCCAGAGCTTGCGAAGAGCTAATAGCCGAACCAATCCAAGGATTGTTATCTATAATTTGTGTAGCAGTTACAAGAGCTTCTTCTTTTAGACTTTCTGCAGCAGTATTCCATTTTGCAGCGTCAATTCGAGTTTCGAAATAAGTTTCAGCGTTAGTAATTGTTACATAACTATTAGTATTTAGAACTAAAGCCATTAGCTCCTCCTAATTATTATGAGTGGAAGATAGGCAGGATGCCCAAGTTAAGCGCAGACATTTTACGATCCCACGAAGCGTTAGCGGCATAGTTAGCGTTTGTTGCAAATGCGTTTGTAGCACCTGCCCAATCGTAACCCATTGGGTGCATGATGAAGCCATAACGGTACCAGATGTTGGTAGAACCACCACCTGTGTAGGAGGCTGCGTCACGATCAACTTCTACTGGTGTAGGTGTTGCCACTGGGGCAAAGGTTACTGCACCTGGCTTGACAATGAAGCTACACTTTGTAGATTGTGCGTTCAAATCACCGGAAGCGGCGCTGTGCATTTGGTTTGCACGAGTCATTACCAAACGGAACTTACCACCAAAGATAGTGCTGAAGTTCAAGTTACCATCTGTAACAGTTGTATCGTCTACCAAGTTAGCAGCACGCATTTCTGCCATGATCTCAGGGGAAGTAACCATGTACATAAAGTCTGGTTCGTAGTCTTTGAAGCCCATGCCGATAGCTTGGAACAAACGCTCACCACGAGCAGCGCCAACAGCGGTAGAGTCGAAGAGTTTACGTGCGTCAGAAGAACCAGTTGCAGCGGCACCAAAGGTGCCAAGGGCGTTTACGTCAACAAAGTTACCTGTTGCGGCTGTATCAGCATCTGTGTCATAGCTTGTAAGACCGCCGTTACCGGAACCACCTGCATCACCTGTAGCAACTTCGTAAGCTGCAACACCTTTGAGAAGGTTCATAAGAGCAGTACCTTCGTCATCGCCACGTACTTGTGCAAAGTCACGAGCAATTTTAGCAAGACCGTCTTGCTTGGATACGACTTCTTGCATGTTTACTTGCTGTGCGCCGAATGTGCGAACAGTTTTAACATAGTTGGCGATATCAGTTGTGATATCTGTGTATGTACCGTTTGTTGCGGAAGACAAGGAAGCAACGTTTACGTTAGCTGCCAGTGGCTTGTAGTAACGGAACTGACCAACAAAGGATTCGCCATCAGCATTAATATCATCACGCATACCAACGATGCCAGTTGAGTTTAGCTTTTGAGCAGTTGTGTAGGCTTCGTCTGCGTAAGCAGAGATAGCGAGTGCGACATTTTGAAAGTCTGTGTTTGTAATAGCCATAATTATTTATCCTTATTTAACTATTAAGTTATTTAATATGTATAATTTCCCAGTTGGCCTTTTGCCGCCAAATTAAGAACTTCTTGCTGTGTCATATCTGACAAAGACTTGTTCGAATTTGTTACTGGTGTTCCAGAGCTAGAGGTTGTCCCTGCTCCTGAGTTCGCTTTAACACGAAACAAAAATGAATTATCTTCATTCTTTGAGTAAGAGAGAATAAAGTCTTGAATAGTTGTTCCTGATTTGTGAACCCAAGTACCGTTTTCATTTTGTACAAGTTGCTCAACAATATCACGATAAGCCATTTGACGACTGCGATCATTTCGGAAGTCTAAACCACCAAGTGTAGAATTAACTACGTTATCTCGATTAAGTTTAGTATTTTCTTCTTCAAATACTTTTAATTTAGCGTTAGCTTCTGCTAGCTTCATTTCCAGTGCTTCTTGAAGTTTTCCTTCTTCTTCTAGTCGATTGATAGTGTCTTGTTTTTGTTTTTGTTCAATCTCCGCAGCCTTTTTAAGCGCTTCATCACGCTCATTGGCCATACGGTCCATGTTTGACTTCATTTTAGTAAGTCGCTCTTGGACCTCTTGCTCAATTGGATCAATTTTGTCTTCGCTTGAAGCTTCAACGGTTTCCTTTTGAACATTTTGCTCAGTAGTATCATTGGATTCTACTTCATTTACTTCTTCTTCAATTACTGTATTTTCTTCACTCATAATTTTTCCTTCCAAGCACAGCTTGAGATAATATGTTTAATGTCACAGACATCTTGTTTTGTTAAAGTCACATAGGCTATTACAAATAACTATGGACCAATGCCATACCAGTCTTCTCCCTCACGGATTGGAGCTAGTATGTCTTTTCTAGTAATCTTATTAGGAGGGTCAATAAGACCCAACTCTTTTGCTTTAGCTAAGAGTTCATTGTAAGATTTTCTTGAAAGACCTTCTTTACGCATTTCACGTAAGGTCTTCCTAATAGTATCACCTTCAAGAGCATCAGCATAGATGGTCCTTAAAGCAGTTTTAGCACGATTTGCTTCCGATATGTTAGTAAAGAAAGCATCGTGAATCGTAGCAGTATCAACGCCGTTTTTACGCCCCCATAAATGGAAACGCCGTACGATAGCGGCATCATTGCTGTGATTTCCGTTAACACCTAATCCAATTCGTGCGTCATTGAGAGAACCTTTACCTAAAAGTTTTCCGTCTTCTGCACTTGATTCATAAATGTTAGAAATTCTTCGACCCGAAACCGAGTCACTAAAGTCCACACGCTCTTGTATCTTTGGACGATACCTTTGCATCATAACTTTACCGTCAAAAGTAACCCAAGGAATATCTACCTTTTTGGTGTCTTGAACATAAGCAGTTGCAACTTGCTTCCAATAATTTATAAAATTATCAGTTACAGGTGCTCGCTGCGCAAGGTTCTTAGACATAATCCTTGAGACTTCTGAGAATTCTTTTGGACCTATTATCCCTTTTCGGGAACTAGTAAGTCTTCTTACAAAGTCAGCAGTATCTGGATGGATATCTGCTGCTTGTTTTAATAGTGTTCTTCCAACAGGCTCGTTCTTATTTATTAATTCAACAAGCTCGTCTCTAAAAGAAGTTAATTCGGCAACAACACTAACTGCATCTTCTCGATTAGCAATCTTTATTTTACCATCAATAATACGCAATTGTTCCGACAAATTAGCCTTAGTAACTGTTATAAAACCCTTGTCATCTAAAACCTTAGACAGTTTGTTGGCAACATTGGCTGTTTTAGTAGCCGAACCTGCACCATAAAATGAAACCATGTTTTGAGCCTTAGCTGCCTTGGCTAAATCTTCCCAAGTTAAACCTGCATCTCTTAAACCAGCAATCTTTAAAAAGTCAGGATCATTGACTGTATCCATCGCAACTAAGTCATAGAGTCTATTTTTCTGGGTTGTAGCCAATACATTTGATGCCTGTGAAACAGCTCTATCTCCTGTAGACAAACCAATAATTTGAGCACCACTTGAAGATGCATCGTTTTCTATCATTAGTTTTGTTTTATAAGAGTTAAGCGGCCTACCTTGCTTTAGATGCCTATTGATTCTAGCGTATTCAAGAGCCATACGAGACATCTTTGCGACTTCTGCACCTTCTAAACCCCTAATAATAGGGTGTTGGAGGAATTCACGTAGCCTTCTGTCCCTTTGAGTCTTGGACATCATAATTTCACCTAGTTCAATAATCTTTTCTTGATTACGAGCAAATATAGCTCTACGACCAGCTTGTGTTAATGCCTCTGTTCCAGGTCCAATAAGTGCGCCTATTTGTATCTGTAACTCATCAAAGGCACCGTCATTCATAACAATAGACTTGCCAGAGTTTAAAAACGGCCTAACAAGCTCACCACCTGTAGGTGTTAAGTAACCTCTATGGTATACACGCCCCCGAGAATCAATAAAAGCAGTTGTCCTAAAATTTTGACCTCTTTGTGCATGGTACTTGGCTGTGGACATTAAGCCGTAGCCTTGTTCCCCCCGATTTAGAATTTCATGACGAAACTCATTAATACTGTCAAAGTACTTAGAGTTACCTCTTGGGTCTCTAAATCTAGCGATATCATCCATGAACCCAAAGAATTCGTTATCAACTCCATATTCAACCTCCATAACGTGGTTTAACATTTCAGCCATTTCACGATCGATCTGTTTTGGATCATAGTCTGCAAACTTATCACGGGAGATTAACGGTAGCCCCGTATTATTACCTCTTGCATCTACATAAGTTTTATTGTTAGCCTTGACATATAATCTGTCTCTTGCTGAAGTAATACCTAGGCGTCTAGAGATAGTGACTTTTCTTTCTGCCTCTTGTAACTTTAAAAGGTTTTTATCAACTACAATAACTTCTCTAGAAATTGTATCCTGCCAGCCACCAGAAGCTCTGCCTGTATCTAAATCTAAGATACCTCTACGGGTTTTACCTCTAAATTGAACTTTAATAAGACCTTGGTCTTTAAAAAATTCTAATATCTTAGAGCCTTCTTTGTGAAAATCTTTAAGAGTATGTTTTGTAAAAGGTATAATATTTTCAAAGTCTTTAGAAAAAGATTTTCCAATATTAATAGCTAAACTATCATAGTCTGTAGATTGACCCGAAGCAATTAGCTTGGATATTTTGGTAAGACTGTCAATCGCTTTTTCATCGAAAAGGTTATCAGTAGGTTTTTTACTTGCAACTAAAAATTCTCTATCAAGTATTCGGCGTACTGTTTCACGATTATTAGCTGCTAAACGTGTAAACCATGCGTCAGAGGGTTCTCTGTTGTTAACTTTTTTATAAAGATCATAAGCCTTCTTTAACTTAGGGTTTTTCTTAAGTAAGTTCTTAGTTAATTTTTCCTTGGTAGGATAAGTATCAACAAACTTTCTGAAGTAAACCCGAAGGGGCGCACGACCAGTAATAAATATTTTCCTAGCTAACTTTTTACCTTGTGTTCTTCTCCAAGCATCAATAAACCTTTGATCGGCTAACTGAGTCTTTTGAAGATCAGCAAATGTAAAATATTTGCCAAGAATATTAACTTGCGGTGTATCTTTAGACAAATAGCTAACAAACAATTCAGATCTTTTGCGGGATCGAGTGTCTAGCAATCGAGATACGTTTTGTACCGCAAATCTATTTTCAGCCCTAATAACAGAAGCTAAGTTCTCCCAAGGTTGTTTGTTTTTAGCAAAGCGCTCTAAAACAACCCTTAAGTTTTCAACAATAACTGTTTGTTGATTTACTGAGATTTTATCATCTAGGCTACTAGTTAGGGATTCTATGAATTGTTTCTCGTCAGCTTTAAGGAGCTTAGAATTACGCATAAAGTCAAGACGTTCTTGATAAAGATTAAAGTCAGGGCTATAAAGATTATTATTCTTAATCTCACCCGTTAAAGGGTCAGCACTGAAGTTTCTTTCATCAAACTCATTACCTACTCTTCTCCGTGAAGCTGTTTTACCAACAAGGCTAGTACCTTTATAATCTGTTAAAGACAGGGTCTTAGAGTAATCATCAGAGTCTAAAAGAAATAATTGACGAAGATCATCTTTATTCTTAGGATTCCGTATTAGACTGCTTGCTCTTACAGCATCAATTCTAATATCTTGCTCTCTGACTTTTTGACGAGGTTTATAAACCGCAGTAGATTGCGCTGCTTTATTCCTTAAAGCTTGGATACTTAACACCTTACCTTTGGGTGTTACAAACTCGTTAGCCTTTATTTTGCCTTGTCTGAATAAGTTAGCAGCATCAATAGAGCCTAACATCTTAGTTTGGACATCCATAGATTGTCTTTTAAGCCATACTCCAAAACCTTCAACCCTTGGGGTTGTTCCTGGAAGGGATTCTTCTTTTTTCTTAGATAAGATATTCTTTTTGACGTTAGCTGTTTCTAGCAACTCTTCTTTTGATTTTAATACTGGTACTAATGATGAACGACAATTCCAATGTAAAGGAGGTACAAACCTATTATCATCAACATCGTAAAGTTTTCCATTGTGGTAAGAACAAATAGGGCTGGTTCTGGCATCTAAGATAGCTGTAAACATAAAGCCTTTTAGAATATCTTTATTATCTTCTGCTACTCGCCTTAAAGCGGCTGTTTGAGTAGATGTAATAGCTGTGCGTGTTAAGGCACGAGCTTGATACTCTGTTATCTTAGTTGTTTTTAAGACATCTTTGATTATGTCATTAGAACTTAAACCCCTAGCAAGACCAGCTTTAACTTTAGACTGTATCCTTACAAGTTCACCTGCAGCAATATTCTTTACGTTTTGAGAAACGCTTTTGGTACCTTTCATTGTCGGACCAGTTACTTCTGCAAGAAGCTCCTTTGTTCTTGGTTTTGAAACCTTATAAAAGTCTTTAACTTCTTTATAAAGGTTGTCTGTATGGAAATCCAACTGTGATGTTGAAAATTCTTTAAGAGTATTAGTTTTATGTGCTAAGAGTTCAGTACCAAAACGACTTACTTCTTTGTTAAGACTTGCTCGAATATTACCTTTCAAAAGGTCTCGAACATTCTTTTGGTGTCTGCGAAGTATTCTACGATTTTGTATTTGAACGCCTTCTTCATAAAGCCTAACATCTGCCATGTGATCTACGATTCGATCATATAGTTTGTCATTGATATTCATCTAGTACTCCACTGAGTAGTTAGCGAGATTATTCAATCACCTCGACTTGATCGTCTGAGGGCTGATTTGTTAGAGGGTCTGTTTGTATTTCTTCTATTGCTGCTTTATCGCTGTAATCAGCGGGAAGGAAGTCATTGTACTTAGCAATGCTAACCCAAGTTGAACGACTGATAATGCCAGATTGATACCATTCTGAAATAAGGCGCATAGCACCCTCTCCACCTACCATTGGGGCAAAGTCATTAGACATTTGGAATTCAATTTCATTAGAACTGTAGTCTGTTCCGTACTTCCAATTAAGCATAAAGGCAATAATTTCTCTGAGCGTACTAGATACCTTAGCGTTAAGGGTTCCTAGTTGAGCTGTCTGAGAGGCATTACGTATTTCTAGCGCAACACCAGAGGCGGCTTGCTCTGGAGATAGCATACGAATACCCATTTTAGCCATTTCTTGAACTGTGCTTTCAATAGCTCGATCCATGTCGTTAAGAGCACCTGTTGGCGTCTCTAATACAGAAATGTTTTCATCTTTTCATA